AACATCTTCGCGCTCGACCCTGACTCCCATTGGGATGAGACGTGGGACGGCGAGAAGTGGAAGCAAGAGCACATCGAGTGGGAAATCATCATCAACACGCACGGGGCGAATCGTTCGCACGATGCGTGGTGCATGCTCCAACAGGCGAACGTAACGTTCGGTAGTTTCGTCGGTGAGTGCGAATATGGCGTGCGAGGCACCGAAGTGAACGGCCGGGCACTGGAAGTGAAGAAGGTTTACCGCTCTCAATGGCAGACAGCCGATACGTTGTATCCGTACGACAACCAGGACATGCTGCTGATCCGGCGGCACATGATGGAGTGGGAGTTCTTCTGGCGTAGCACCGGTAACTTCGGTCACGGCGAGATCAACTTCATTCAGTACCGGTACACCCCCGCGTCGGTCAACGTAGGCTACGAATACGGGTCCATCGAAACATTCGAATACGGCACACCTTCTGACGAGTACGTGAACGGCATTCCGACACCGTTCGCAGACGTGTCAAAACCGTGACCTACTGCTAGTATTTCGATAGCGCATTATCGTGACCTGAAAGGTGGCTAGATGAGCCAAACCTCGAAAGCGGTCGTCTTCCGCGTCCTCAAGGCAGCGGGGATCGAACTCCCGGAGCACTATCGCAATTACTCGGAGCAGGATCTTCGGAGGATCTTGGCTCAGCATGGCCTGGAATCGGAGATCCCTCCGGAACCGAGCGCCCCGCCGGGCCCAGACCCTATGGCGGGGCGACAAGCGTATTCCGGAGCGGGAGAAGACGAGCCGATCCGAGTCGAGGAAGAGACCGGCATCATCTGGTTCCGAGATGAAGTGCGCAAGCCTGCCTCTCCTCAGCCCCGTGCACGACGGAAACTCACCTACGTGGACAGCGGAGTGAAGAACTTCCAGCTCGCCACCCAGGACGGTGATCGGCGCTACATCGAGACCTTCGAGGTGGCAGGCGACGAGCAGCGCACCGCCGAAGTGAAGATCACACTGCCCTCCTACCAAGTCGGTGTCTACAAGGATCCACGTTTTCCGTTCCGGGTTCACATCTACAACGGCAACAAGGGCTTCGACATCTTCGACGTCAACCACTTCTACGGTGGATCGGACATGGTGCCTGACGAGATCAAACGGACCTATGTCGGCAACGACCTGTGCTACGACATCCGTACAACGATCCGAGCAATCCAGGCGGCCTACCGTCGTCTGCAACTGAATGGGGGAATCTGATGAGTGAGAACTACATGGACACGATGGCCGAGGACGAACTGGCCGAGTTCCCAGAGGCGGAAGGCCGGGAGGCTCCGAAGACCACCCGTACCCTGCTGGAGATCTGGACTGATCTCCTGACGCATATTGAGGACTCCGAGCAGGAGCGGATCCCGCTGGCCACTGCGGTGCGTCTCGTGAACAAGCATGCTGGCCTGTGCATGCAGGAGATCCCAGAGTACTTCCGGCTCTACCACGATTACCTGCGAGAGATCCGTTGGGCCGTGGCGGAAGAAGTGGACGCAGCAGACCCCAAGGCGTTCCAGGCAGAGAACGACGCCGAAGACAACCAGCCGCACTACTTCAACATCCTCGTCAACTGGATGAAGATGGGCGACTCTTGGGAACGCTCCTGGGATGTCTCCGACGAGAACGCCCATATCGTCGGAGCTGCGATCATCGACGCCTACGAGTTCGCTCTCGGGGAACGTGGTCTCGCAGCGCAGCTCGACGCCATCGGGTTCAGCTGGGACGACGAACTCGCGGTTCAGCTCCAAGCCGCGGTACAAGCCGAGTGAGGTAGGCCCGTGAATGAAGAAAACCTCGGCGTCCCGCCAGAAGCCCTCCCTCAGGGCTTTGGCCTGGATGCGCTCTTTGCGAGTGTCATGGACACGATGGTCCCTGAAGAGGCACAAGAAACGGCTGATACGGGAGCAGCGGCGACTTCAGCTGATGCTGGAGCAGCTGGACCTCCAGCACCTGCGACTGAAGCAGCTGGAGATCCTGGAAGCGGTGACGCAGGACAAGCTCCGACAGATGGAGTGGATCCGCAACTACCGGCTGAAGGGGGAGCTGGAGCCGCCGCCACCCAAGTCGGAACTGGACCAGGAGTTGGGGCTGTAGACTACTCGGTAGTTGCGCCCAGCTTCGGGAAGATCAGCACTGGCCTGGAGGAGCGAACTGCAAAGCTTCACCAGGAAGCAGCGCTGACGGAGATGCGCGCTCAATACGGGAGGTACTTCGAGCAGTTGCAGAAGCATCCGCGCCAACTGGTAGGGCAGCAAGTTCCAAGCATCAACGGCCGGGAAGGCATGGAGACTCTCCGAGATTCTCAAGATGCGGCAGACTGGCAAGGTGCGGTTAAGCAGTTGCTGACCAACGAACTCCGGGACCGTGCCAGCCGAATGGCCGATGCCGACCGGCAGACGATGGATGTGCTGCACAGCTCGATTGGGCTGTTCCAGAACAATTCGGATCTGGTGCCCGGGACCAAGCAATTCAACCGTGAGCTGGCGGACCAGTTCGGCAAGATCGCCAAGCCATATGAACTACGAGTGGACGGTAAACTCCAGGGCTGGTCGATACCGGTGCAACCGTTGATCGATCAACTGCGTCAGCAATTGGCGGAGCAGGCGAAGGCAAACCCTCCAACTCCTGCCCCGACAACCAAGGCTCCTGCTCCGACAACTAAGACCCCTGCCCCACAACGAGGACTCCAGTCCCGAGCCGGTGCTTCAACCGAAGAGGAGGACTACTCCACCTTCTTCGGGACGCTCGGCCCCCAGTACCGGAACCTTCGGATCTGACAGAAGTGGCCACCTTTCCGATCCACTACCGGCCCCGACCGTATCAAGCTGAAGCACATCAGATGTGGCAGACGAAACGGATCGGGGTCGCAGTGTACCCTCGGCAGTCTGGGAAGGACGTCGGGGCCAGCATGGAGCAATGCGCTGCCCGGCTGAAGAACCCCAAGACCACCGGGGTGTACATCTCGCTCAACAACCCGATGATCCGAGATATCCTATGGGACAAGACTTACCTTGACCCGCGCACGGGGAAGTATGTCCGCATGCTTCAGGATAACGTTCCCTCCAATGAAGCTGTTTGGCGCGATTCACAGATGACAGGGCATTTCCGCAACAAGAGTCGCCTCAAGCTCCAGGGGTACTTCCAGTCCGGGCAGGACATGTCCGGCGTCGGCACCTCGTTCCAGGACTACACGATCACCGAGTTGGCCCTCTACTCTCGGGAGGACCCGATCCCCCGGATGATGCCGATCATCGAGAACGACCACGAGAACAAGCGGTTGATGGTGGTCTCCACGCCGCGAGGGAAGCGCCGGAACCCGTTGTGGCAGCTGCTCCAGTCGAAGCAGGGTGATCCTGACTTCCAGGTGTTGGTGCGCACCATTGATGATCTGAATGAGATGATGCGCCGTAACGGGATGGATCCGATCCTTTCGGCCGAACGACTGGAGCAGATCCGAGACACCTACCTCCGTCGCTTCGGCAACGATCGGATGTTCGAGCAGGAGTACTACTGCTCGTTCGAAGAGATGGACGCCGCGGCTGTCTACGGCGAAGCATACTCGAAGCTGCTCGAAGAGAAGCGCGATCTCGACTTCAACTTAGACAGCACTCGGCCTGTCTACGTCATGTTCGATATCGGGTCGGCGGGGATGCACTCCGACGCCACGGCCTGGCTCGCATTTCAATGGTTCAACAACCGGATGCTGATCTACGACTGCGCCGAAGGGCATGGGCGTCCGCTGCCAGACTACGTGAACGACCTGCGGATGAAGCCTTGGTTCCCGAAGTTGGACCATATCATCTTGCCTTGGGATGCTGAGCACCATGAGGTCTCCATCAGTGAGACTCCTGCGGACATGCTGAGGAAGGTCTTCCCCCGCGTAGCGGTGTTGGCTAAGAGCCACAAAGTGTTCCGGCTCTCCGGCGCGCGTGCGAATGATCCGCATGAAATCACTGACGTGCAACGCACTCGGATGGCGCTGTACAACATGATCATCCACAAGACCAATTGCGATTGGCTCCTGGAGTGCCTGGAGAACTTCAAGTTCGAATACAACCCCAAGCTCCAGGAATGGTCAGACAAACCTCTGCACGATAAGTACTCGCACATGATGGATGCTCTCCGATACGCTGTGCAATCGACGAAAGAGCTGGACGTGTTTAACGGTGCCTTCTTTGATGTTGGTCCCGTCACCAGAGTGTCTGACTACGTTGAGGATTGGAGCGTGGTATGGGGACGCAAGTAACCGTCCAGAAAGCCCTGCAACTGGTGGCGAGCCATCCGGACCCAGAGACCGACGTAGTGCTCGATCTGCGTGTTCACGAACTGGTGTGCCGTGCGCTGTTCGAGATTGCCAACAGCCCGGACGTGAAGGTGCGCGGCAGCATGAGCAGGGCTACCCGTGCGCAACGATTGATCATGAATCGGATGGTCGGCGTGCGCCGGAAGGGAACCCACCCTGCGGCCCGGAAGACTGCGGCCCTGAAGTTCGTAGACCTCACGCAGGCGGAGCTGCCTCGCCAACAGGGGGGCACATGAGCACGGAGATCGTACGCAAGTTTCGCAAGCAAATCCCGGAAGCGCACCGGAGCAGCTTGGACACACGGCTGATGTGGCTGTGGCACCAGAAGTTCGGGACCGTTCAGATGATCTGGAAGGAGTCCTCGGATGTATTGGACCACACCGCCTGCACGCTGATTCTCCAGGCGATCATGTCGAAGGATCTCCCCAGCATCGAGTTGCTGTTTCGCCGATTGGAAGGCGGGGCAGTCTACGACGAGGAGCTGCTGGAGCAAGAAGGCTCGCTACCTGTCTGAGAAAGCAAAGACCCTGCCCCGGAGACGAGGGCAGGGTCTTCACTGGCGGGGAACCTACAACAGCTCCTAGTCTAGCAGCCTCTTGCGACGGATCGCACGAGCATGGAGAAGTTTCTGCTCTTTTGCCGAGGGTCGCAAACAAGGCTCACACATGCAAGTTGCCTTGTGATCCCTGCTTTCGGAATCCGGACGAGTCGGGGGCAAGCCTGGCCTTGCCTCATCGGGAAGAAGAATTATACCTTCTTCAGTTTGGACTGTTCCACTCATGGGTTCAAAGTCCCCTCGCAATACTCCGAATAAAGGGTTAACGTCATCGGACGATGCCGTTTAATGTAGTACCCGGGCTTCACTCGGAATGCTCGGGGGACTTTTTTCCCGCAAATATAGGTCATGTACTCCTTGCCGAAGTAGTACCGGAGGATCTTGTTGATCCTCTTCAAATCGGTCATCGACCCTCCTTCGGCAGCCAAATCGGCCACCCGAATCCCGGTAGCCCATTCGTAGACCATGGCCGCGCTCACTCGATGCCCGTGTGCTGGCGACAGCTGTCTCAGGAACTTTCGCGTCTCACGTTCCCAGAGCACGAGGTTGGCGTTTTCCTTCACCAGATACTTGTCCTTGGTGAAGGGCATTCGCCCGCGTTGATCGTCTGGGACCAGAAGCTCTTCCGCCCGTTCAGGTGCTGGGATCGCCTGAGTC